CAGTTTTGTTGAATTCAAATTTGTCAATTGAGACTATATTGTAAGTTTTCCCACCAAATTCCACATAAAGTTCGGTTGTGATCTTGGGATTATATACAATCTTGAATTGTGTTGTTTCTTCAACCTGCACAGCCTTTGCTGAGAACCTTTCATTCTCGCTTAACTCGCGCACAAATGCCCACAAACCGCCAGATTCTTTGCTATGGATATAAGTTTTCACAACCACTTCATACCCGTCTTTAACCGCTGTTTTTATGCCAAAAACTTGGACTTTCTTGTCTTTTACCTCGTATTTATCCATTAAAACTCCTTTTTTCTATACTCCGATAGCATTAGAGCAACCATATTCTCAACTTCTTGAGCATTAGTGTTGCTTCGGTTGTTATAATAGGCGCATACAATGTATTTTCCGGTTTCTTTAATTGTTGGTGGAATTGTTTCAAAATCTGTCAAAGGATATCTTAGTACCTTTTCTATTAAGTCCTTTGCTAGCCCTATAAAGTCGGCAAGAAGGGAGTCCAAATAACTCCCATCAATGCCTAGATAGACTTTCATTTCTTCAACTGTTGGCATAAAACCTCCGTGTTAATATCCTTCTATCAAATTTGCGAGTTCGTTCCAACAGCGACTTGTTTTCCATAATTCAACACTGTTTTTAGGTACTAAAATGTGTTGTAAATTACTTAAAATGCTTATCCAAACTGAACTAGTCAACTCTGGTGGTTGTTCGCTTGCAAATTTTATTGTTGTGGTGGAAGTGTTAAATGCACCAAATAAGTAGCCATCAATTTTTGTCAACCCTGTTCCAACTTCAAATGATTCACAATAAACTGTGTGACCAAATGGATAGGTATTAAGGACACCCTTTCCAAATCCATTCCCTGTTACGATCTTTTTACAAGCCTTATCAAGTTCAATTTGTAAACCATAACTTTTAAAGTTGATTATTGAATCTGGGATTATGATTTCTGTGTAATCTTTTGCACTTCTTAGGATACAATCGCCTATTGTGTCAATGATAAAATCGTTTCCTTCGCACACCTTTCCATCTTTTATGCTGTAAGAAGATGGCAAGATTATCACACCACCTTGCTGATTACAACTTGTAATTGTTCCATCTTGGAATTGGCAGAATTCAAAACTATCTTTTGGTTCTGGTTCATCCATGTCTGTGTCGTGAGTGTCCAACTCAACATCTGATTCATTGGCTGAATATCTTGGAATTGTATAGATTGCTACAACACTAAATGAAATCTCTTCTTCGGAAGAAATAACTATGTCGTAACTATAACAATCGCCATTTGCAATAGCACTTGGACTAATATCAAATAAAAATGTTTTAGCATCTGCTACTAGATTTTTATTGAGCATTTCACAACTTGCTGTGTTTTCTTTGTTGTGTCCAATCACTTTTATATTGAAACCTGTCTCTTGCTTATTGCTGGTCATCAAAACTAGTTGCATATTAGCAAAGTTTCTAATCTTGATGTTGTATTTTCCCCAGGTGTTTTTTGATGCTTTCTTAGTAGTTCCACCGATGATTGTTTCTATAAACATAGTTATCTCCTAGATGCTGTATCTTTCATTTTCTTGAATTACTAGAACACTTCCAATAATATCTACTCCTACAGCATCAATTTGCAAAAATACTCTATCAAAATCTTTGTTGGCAATTGTGTCGGCATCAATTGTTAACTTGGTGCAATTGTCATTACCAACTGTGATTTCATCTTCATAGATTGTTTCTTTATCTGTTCCTTCTTCGTTTGTTGCAATCAATCTTGCTTTGGTTTTGACTTCATCGCCTTTACCTGAATTGATTAAAAAGTGTAAAACTTGAAAGTTGTTAAGTTGTACCTTTTCAGTCTCAACAGCATCAACAAAAATTGATGCTGGAGATTTAAGGGTTAAAATGTTTGTGTCTTTTATAATGCTCATATTATTCTCCTTTAATTTCTTTTAGCAAGTGCTACGAATTGTGATACTGTTGCACTACCTTTATATGGTTGCAAAGCCTTATTCCAGATAGGTTGACCATCAACCCTGTAAATAAATCTGAACACATTTTCATCGTAAAGGAAGCGAACATGGATTGATGAAGTAGCATTGATGCCACCTTTATCAATAAGCAAGTATTGACCGAAGTCTGCAAGGATGATATCGCCTACATCGCCAACTGCTGAGCATTGTTCAAGTGGCATAACTGGTCTGCCAAACAATGTTGCATATGGAGTGTCGCTCAACCCACCTGCTGGGATATACACTGGTCTATCGCCTACTTTCAATGTGTAAAGCAATGGTTCAATTTCTGGGTTAATGTACCAAACTGAATTTGCACGAGAACGAGACCACAATCTTGACCACATTTTAACAAGGTTTTCAACTGTAATTTTTTCAGTTTGGTTGCTCTCTTTTTCAACTTTAACAAGTGAGCCAGAGTTCAAGATTCCAAGTGGTTGACCTGCACCTGTTCCTGACAAAATTGCATCATCAATTTTGAAACCGAATTCTTCTGCAAAGCCTTCACGAATAACATTTTCAAGTGCGGCAGCGTCTTGCAAAAGTTCATCGGTTACATAGCAAAGACCTGTCAATTTTTTAAGCGACAAATCCATTGTTCTGAATTTAGGTTTTGAACCTGTTAATTGTTCAGCTTCACTTTCCCAATAAGTTTGAATTCCACCCCAACGAGAACCATTTGCACGAGATGTTTCATCAATTGCATTGATTTTAATTCCATTTGCATTGGTTGTAAGTGGAATTTTCTTTACTCTTGAAGCAAGGATACCTGTTTCGTATGTTCGTTTCAAAAGGTCATTCACAAAGTCCTTTTGCACTAAAAAACCACCATCGCTTGGGTTTGTCTCATTCAAACCGCTTGCTGATCTGGTGGTTAATCTTGCATCAATTCTACCTGCTGGTGTTGATGCTCTATATACTGCCATCATTTGTTCGCCAAGGCTTCTAAACTTTCTAGATTCATCTTTGTTTGGATCATCTTTCAAAGCTTCTGCATTTTCTTCTGCTTTGCCTTCGTTGTCGTTCTTATCTTCGTTAGATTTGTCATCTTTTGGTTTTTGGAAGATTTCAACTCTTACGATTTGTTCATCCCAACCTTTAAGTTCGCCTTCAAGTTTTGAGATTTCCTTGTTTTCATCTTCGGTAAGTTCTCTATCTTCTTTTTCTGCTTGTTCAATAATTTTGATTGCTTTAAGGCGGCAATCTTCGCGTCTTGCTTTGAGTTCTTTAATTGTTCTCATTCTATTCTCCTATTACATAAATTTGAATTTTTGTTTTAGATTTGCTAGTTTCTTTTGTCTCGTTTTGCTGTCATTTTGCTGTCTTTCTTCCATCACTTTTTTATGTGATTTAAGCACTTCTTCCAGGCTACGAAGTCCACATTCTGTTTGCGTGTATGCTGGAAATGTTACGGGACTAACATCAAACAACCTAACTTTCAAAAGTTCTCTCACATCTTTGTTATCTTCGAACGACCATCTATCAGCTTCAACTGTAAATCCGAAACTCATTTGTGAGATGTCTCCACGAGCAATTGACACTAGCAAGTCTTTAGCCCATTGAGTATTTGGTGGCGTGATTCTAACAAGCAAGCCTTTATCATCTTCTTGCAATGTAAGAGTTCCTGCCTTGTTTCTACCTAACACATAGTTAGGATCGTGATTGAACAATGCTCGAATATCATCTTCTTGAATTGATTGTTGAAAAGCACCTTTGCAAACCTTTTCAATAAATGGATCGTTACCGCCAAGGTTTTCACTCCAAGAGTCAAAAACTGCGGCATAGCCTTCTATTGTCGGTTCGCTAATTTCTTCACTAGGTTCTAGAACTCTCAATTCTTTTAAGACAACACTTCTTCGTTCAATTTCCATTTTGCTCTGTTCCATTTTGTCCTCCTTGATTTATTTCATTTGGCGCACCTCCTGTTTGTCCAGCTTTAATGGCCGAAATCATATTTCCGTTTAATAGATATAAATCTCCACCCTGGTCGCTAGGTATCTTATTCATATCTTCTAATGCTCGGATTTCATTTGCACTCATCCAACCATTTTGTCTGGCAATTGCATAACCACTCATGCGTGAATTGAAGTCGCCACGCATAAGTCCGTTGACATTAAACCTTGCATAATAAATAGTCTTTTCTTCATCGTTCAATAACGAACGAGTGATTGCTTGTTCCCATCTTGCTATCCAAGGTCTTATTGTATGAACCACAAAGTCAATGCTTTGGTGTTCAATATTACTGAATGTGCTTCGTGATAAGTCGCCTATCATATGTGGTGGAACACGAAATATTCGACAAATTTCATTTATTTGGAATGCTCTTGTTTGCAAAAATTGACTATCTTCTGGACTCATTCCAATTTCGTGGTACTTCATTCCCTCTTCCAAAACTGCTACTTTGTGAGAGTTTTGTGTTCCTTGATAGACTTTATTCCAGCTGTCTCTCAGTTTTTCTGGATCTTTCACAACGCCTGGATGTTCAAGCACACCACCTGGTCTTGCGCCATTCCCAAAAAACCTTGCACCGAATTCTTCTGTTGCTAGTGATAAGCCCATTGCTTCTCTTGCATAAGTTATTGGACTGACGCCAACTATTCCATCAAAAGTAAAAGCAGGTATGTGAAGTACCTGCTTTGGTTTATATGTTTTAGTTATTCCTTTATTGTTTGTGTAAGTGTACTTGATTGCATTTGTTACTGCGTCTCTTTCCACTACCATATTCTTGCTTTTCAGTGGATATAATTCCACTACATGACCGTTTGCATCTCGCTTTATAAGTGCATAAGCATTGCCCCATAACAGCAAGTTTGTCATCAACATTTCTCTAAAAGTAAAACTTGTCATCTCACTGTTTGGTGAATCGTGTAAAACCGAATAAAGTGGATGTTGTTTTGCTTTTTCATTGTCGCCATTGGAAAGTTCTTTTAATAACACCAAGGGCAAACTTGCTATCGTTTCGGCAATTACTTTCACGCAGGCATATACTGCTGAAATTCTAAGCGAAGATTCTTCATCAACTTCAACTCCACTATTGCTTTGCTGTCCTGTGTCCAGGTCAACACCTTTAATGAAATCGGCAGTCTTTTGGTCTAGGTTTCTAGTTTCCTTTTTCTTTCTGCTGAATAATCCCATTTTGTCTCCTTTTATAAAATTAAAATGCCACGCTCGTTATAGACACTTTCAGTATTTTTGTTTCTCAATGCTCTATCTAATGCCATAACCATAGCAATCGCACCGTCAATCTTTTCTGTGGATTTTTCTTTGTCCATTTTTATATTTCCTGCTGGATCTGTTTTGACATAGACATTGTCCATCATCCAGCGAAGAACTTCATTTCCACCATGTGCAATTCGTTTTTAAAGCACAAGCTTCATAAGTTCTTTGGTTGGTGAACTCATATCCTTGAAGCCTTGACCAAAAGGTACGATTGTGAATCCCATACCTTCTAGGTTTTGCACCATTTGAACTGCTCCCCACCTGTCGTATGCGATTTCTTTTATGTTGTAAATCTTGCCTAGTTCTTCAATAAACTTTTCAATATAACCATAGTGAACGACATTGCCTTCGGTTGTCATTACAAGTCCTTTCTTTTGCCAAATGTCGTATGGAACATGGTCTCTACGAACTCTTAATGGAATTGTTTCTTCTGGTAGCCAAAAGTAAGGCAATATAATGTATTTATCGTTTTCATCTTCTGGTGGAAACACCAAAGACAATGCTGTTATATCGGTTGTGCTTGAAAGGTCTAGTCCTGCATAGCAAGTTCTACCTTTTAGGCTTTCAATATCAATTTCAAATGAGCATAAATCCCACTTATCCATAGGCATCCAGCGGACGGATTGTTTTACCCATTGATTAAGTCTTAGTTGTCTAAACAAGTTCTCTTCTGCTGGATCATCTTTGGCACGATTGAATGCTTGCCTAATTTTGTCAACATCAACTGTGACATCTAGGCTTGGATTGGCTTTGTACCAATTCTTTTCATCTGCCCAATCATCTTCATCTTTTAATCCATAAATGACTGGGTAGAAACTATCATCGTGTTTTCTTCCAGCAAGGATATCTTCTGCTGTTTGATGGACTTCCCAACAAATAGAATTCCTATCTGTTCCAGCTGTTGTGATTAAGAAGAATAAAGGTTGTTTTCTAGCATCGCCAGAACCGTGAAGCATAACATCATATAATGCTCTATTTGGTTGTGCGTGCAATTCATCAAATATCACACCGTGAACATTAAGTCCGTGCTTTGTGTAAGATTCTGCTGATAGCACTTGATAAAAACTATTAAGTGGCAAATACACAATTCTTTTTTGGCTTGCTATGATTTTGCATCGTTTTTGCAATGCTGGACACTGATTTATCATCTCAACTGCGACATCAAATACGATTGATGCTTGCTGTTTATCTGCCGCACAACCATAGACTTCTGCACCTGGTTCGTTATCTGCACAAGTAAGATATAATGCAATTGCCGCCGCCAATTCAGATTTCCCTTGTTT